TGCATAAGTAGCACGGGAATTCCGCCCCGATCGGCGAGCTTGTGGTGCGGCACGCACATGGTGAGTAGGTTCGACCAGTCAAGCCTCAATGCTTCGTATTCTTCTGCAGGCAGGATGTGGTTGACCTCCAGCTGGCGGTAGTTGTACTGCTGAAAGGTGTCGAACAAATCTAGTATACAAATCTGGCAGAGGTATTGGTCGCGCTCCTTGATCTGCTTGGCTGTCTTCGTCCACTGGTAGGTGCTTCGGAAGGCTGCCGCTTCCGTGTTGGGCTTTGGCCGCGCTGGCCGGCAGCTTCCGTCATCGAGTGAATGAAGACGGCCGCAGTTGGCGCACACCGTCTTCATGGACATGGTTTATGTTCCTAGTAGTTTTTGATGGTGGCGTGCCGCTTTGCTGGCCTTGCGGCCGGCTCGGTACGTTCGGAGGATGTGTAGCACCTCGCGTGGGCTGAATTCTTGCAGCATTTCGTTGATCTGCCGCAGACTGCGTCGCTTCGTCTGGATTATCCGGACTGGTATCGTCTGTAACGATTCCTTGCGCTGCTTCACGCTTATCTTGGTACTATCGACATTCTTCGGTTCGTTGTCGTTCGCCATGTTCTTCCCTCCTTCCATCGGGTTGATGTTGCTAGTATAACACGCCGCTTATGGCTTGAAATGTAAAGCAGCGCCGGCTATTCGCTGACGCTGCTCTATTTTGGGCGTGGGATTGTTGTTACTGCCGCCCACCTCCATTGTAAGCCTATTGCGGCCGTATTCTTGGTGGTTTACTGCCGCTGGCCTCCATTTGGCGATGGAAGCGGCACAGGTGCTGTTCGTCGCGGCATCGGGCGCAGTTCCATGGATCCGTGAAGGCTTCGCCGACTCCGGCTGCTTCAGTGGCCGCTGCTGCGCGCTGCGCTGGCGTTTTGTCTTCGTCGATGATCGGACACTCCGGCGACTTGTGTTCCTGCCAGCTTTTGTGGTGGATGCACCACCATTTGCCTTCAGGTTGATCGCCGTTCGGGCCTACCGGCTCCAGTGAGGCGCCAGTTGGCCGGCCATTGCCTTTTCGCTTATATGCTGGGATGTCCTTGCAGTTGTCGCAGAATTTGCGCTTGCTGCTGCCGGTTCCGCTCGCTGTGAATGGCTCGCCGCAGTTTGCACAGTCTTTTTCGACGTGTACGTGGGCTTCAGGCTGCTTTTTCGGCTTCGGGCTTGGTTCTGGGTCGTCTTTTGGTGTTTCGTCGCGCACAGGTGCCACAGGCGCGTCGTTTGGTGCTTCTTTTTGCGGCAGTTGCTTGCCATCGCCGGTTTTTACCGACATTGTTTGCTCTTCAGGCTCTGGCGTGCGGATCTGGACCGGCTCTGGTTCGGCCAGCGCCTTTATTAGTGGGTCTTCCCAGCGTTCGCCGTTTACCTTCACGCTTGTACTGTTGCCGTCTACGACGACTTCGGCATTGCCTTCAGTTTCGACGACGACTGTTCCTCTGAACGGGTCGACGACCGTGATTGTGGTTTTCATATTGCCCCTCGCTTATGTTTACTGGACCGATTATACCAGCTTACGGTTTTCTTCGTAGCCGTCTTCGAAGTAGGTCAAGATGTCGCTGTAAATGTAGCCGGTAGTGACGCCGATCTTTTGCGTCCGGTATTGTGTTTGGCTGCGGCGGAGGCTTCCGGGTGTCTGACTAGTTTCGGACCATTCACCGGCCTGCTCGGTCAATGTGACCTCGCGTGTCGCTTCTTGGACCGGCTCTGGCACTGGATCGGCTGCAGGCTCTGGTTTGGCCGGCTCTTCGTGCTTCACTTCGTGGCGCTCCTTGCCGGCTGCGCGATCAACGGCTGCAGTTGCCATCGGGCTGGCCGTTGCCCATGCCAGTACGTTTCGGCCGGTTTCGATGTCGAACTTCTTGCCGGCGTTCACGATGTAGCCGTATTTGAGAAGCTCGCCGCGGCGTGGCGTTATGTGGCTGATGGACCAGTCCAGCTTCAGCGCAAGGTCGCGGTCGCTGGCCGGTTCGATCTCACGCAGCGCGTTGTATAATTCCTGCTGCTTTTCGCCTAGTTTATTCTTGAGCTTCCGATATGAAGCGCGGCTGGTTGCTCTCACTCCCATTGCTGTTTCCTCCCATGGCCCTCCGGCCGTTATTCGAACAGTTTGGTTTGTTTTGAGTCTTTTTTGTCTTGGACGATTTTCTCGGCTTCCTCGAGCGCTCTCTTCACTTCGAGGGTCGCCTTGGCGCTGCTCAAATTCTGCGGCAGCTGGATCACCCGGTCGGGCATCATGATCGTGTGTTTTTCGTGGTCTACCCTGATGCCTGCCTTGCGGATCCGCGGCGCGTACTTCTCAGCGGCTCTAAGCAGGCCGTAGTTCATCCTTGGCCCTTGATGATGTCGTCTAGGTTGACCGGTTGCGTTCGGCCGGCAGCACGATCGGCTGCCTGTTTTTCAAATTGCCGACGGCTCATGACTGACTTTTCTACCCGGATTTCCCGGATGCTATGGCCAGTGCGCTCAATCCCGGGACCGAATGTCTGCTGGACCAGCTCTTTGGCCTGCGTTTTATTCTCGGCTTCGAGTGTTCCCATACCGGAGTGCATCGGGTTTGTTGTGTGGTACATGAAGTCGTATATTTTCATTGCTTTGGCTGCTCCGATACGTTCCAGTCGATCTCGTCAAATCGGCGGCGGTATAATTCCTGCAGCTTGAGAATGTCGCGGGCTGTTGGGAATGTTTCGGCTTCTTCCCAGCGCTTGACCGTGTAGACGCTCACTCCCACGTATTCGGCCACCTGCTTTTGTGTCAGGCCGTCTTCGTTGCGGTATTCCTTCAGGGTCTGCGCCATTGCCGGCCGGATCAGGTCGACTGCTTTGCGAAGTATGACAGCGGCTTCGTCAACTGCCACCTGCATAGATTTGGCCAGCTGCTCAATTGCTTTTCGGACCGCTTCGACTTGCTCCTGTGTTGGTTGCTTTGGATCCGTCATTACTTCAGGCCCATCTTCCTGCGCTGATCGCGGTTCGTTTTACTTGGTGTAACTTTTACTTCAGTGACTTCGTTTTCTGGCCAGCGCTTATTTGCTGCGCCGGTTGCGATCGCTGCCGCTTCGTCTTCATCCCGGGCTTCAACTACCACGAAGGCGTAGCGCTTTTCGTTGTCGGTTTTGACGTTTACATCCCAATAAGTAATCGGGCGCTCATCTGGTTGCTGTTGCTCTGTCATAGGTCTACTCCTTCTGATGGCGTCGCGTCATCTGGTGCTTGGGTTAGTTTTACGGCTTTGATCGGGTGCTGTGCGGCGGGCCAGTGTTGGTCGAGAAATGCTGCGGCGACGGATCCCGACTGGTCTTCCGACTCGGCTTCAATGACGAATTGTCCGCTTTTTTGTTCGGCCGTTACGTTGATGTAAAACTTCATGATTGATTTCCCTTCTGCTCTTGGAGCATTTGTTTGTTCAGCTGGTTCTCGATTTTATCGATGACGCGCTGTGATGTCACGGCCAAGTCTGAAAGCGCCGACGCCACTTCGTTGTCTTCCTGCAGGCCCAGCTCTTCGCCGGCCTCGATGTACATGCTACCGAGTTCGCTGATCGCATCTTGGATCTTGGCGTGCTGGTCGAGTATGTGGTTGCGAACGTTTGCTCGCAAGGCCTTCTTCGGTTCCGGTTCGCCTTCGAACTCTTCGAGCTTGGGGACCACTACGGTGTCAACAACTTCGCCGGTCATGTCGCGGATCTCTTCCTTTTCAACTGGTGCGGTTGTCGTTTTGTCCATCCAGTTCAGGCTGCCGGCGTCGGTTTGGCATTGGTGGCCTGTGCAGCAGCAGCCGACGCATGCGCTGCCGTATTCCTGCAGCCGTTCGCCACAGGCGTAGTGAGTGGTGTGCGGCCGAGTGTTTGGGGCCAGCGTGTTACTTGTTGCCATCGCTTCCTCCCTTTTTATTCTTCTTGAGCCAGATGCTGCCGTCGTCGGCTAGGTGTACGTGGTGATCGGGGAATTTCTCGACCATGTCGTTGTAAAGCGGCACGTTGTTTTTACGGTTGTAGGCTTGCATGTCTTTGATGAGCGCTGCGGCCTTCTTCGCTGCTTTGATCTTGATTCGGCCGTCCATAAAGCTGCAGCCGATCGCGCCGGCTAAGAATACCAGCATGCCCCATGTCGACGCTTCGCCGGGTATGAAAATCATCACGACGCTGCCAATCCATAGCGTTACCACGCCAATTTGCCAGAATGGCCGCTTGTCGTGTATCGTATCGATCTCATCAGCTCGAGCCATGAAGCCGCGCTCGGTGTCGTTTTTTGGTTTGTATTCTTCGCCGTATAAACTCATCGTATCCCTTTCAATTGTGCCAGTCTGGTTTGATCGCCGGCTTTTTCCCGGCCCTGCCTTATTCGGCGTTTGATGTTTCGGATCTCGGCGGCTACTTGCTTTCTTCGTAGGAAGTTGCCGCGCTGATTCCAGTATCGCTTCTCGCTGTCGGTTGGTTCCCGCTGCAGCTTACGCTTCAGTTGATGCATTGGCTACCTCCTGCTCCGTGGCCTCTCGGACCTTTAGTGTTTTGCCGCCCGGCCCGGCTGTGATGAAGCCTGCGCGAATGCCTGCCTTCTGTAGTTCCGCTTTCAAATCATCCACCTGCCACGGCTTCGTTTTCTCGCTGTCGATGTCGATAATGTAAAACTTGGCCGGGTCGATTTCGATGATCGTCATTTTTTTCGGGTCGTACTTTGCTTGGCTCATTTGGTTCCTCCGTTCATTTTATTGACCAGTGGTGCTGCGTCGCTCCACGCTTGCTTGAATGATTGCAGATGGACCGGGTTGGCGCTCCATTGGCGCGTGTGGTATTGCTTGGCAAATCTTAGGAAACCGATCGCCGGCTGCGCGCCCTTCGCCACGATGTGAGGTATGTTCGATGCTTCGAGGATCCGGCCCCACTCTTTTTGCTCGGCGCTGGCGCTGTTGCCCTTGCGCCGCTTCATTTCAATGGTGACCATCTGGTATGCGGTTTCGCCGTCGGCGTAGCGGCCAATCGGTACAAATATAAAAATGTCCGGCACGCCTTTTTTGACGCCGAGCTTCTTGGCCTTCGCTAGTTGGCTCCAGCTCTCAGTCCACATTTCATTGTTAACGTGAAAGTATGGCATGTGCATGATGTCGCAAAACTCGAGGACCGCCGCATGCTCCTCATCTTCGTATGGCATTGGTGGTAGTGGTTTTTTTGTGCGGCGGCCCGGCATTACAGGTGTATTCCCATTCTGCGAAGCTGCTCGACGCCTTCACGCTTGGCTACTTGCTTCTTTTGGAATTCGGCACGTTCGTCTTCAGTTTCTTTCAGTACGCGGATCATCTCGACTATTGCTTTGGACCGTTTAGTTTGTAGGTCGGCTTCAAATTGCGACTCTTCCCAATCCTTACCCATCGCGCCAATGATCGGTGCGGCGGCCGCCGTTATGCTCGATGTTTCGCGGGCTGATTCGGCTGCGCGGTCTAGTAGGTCAAGGTGCGGAATTAAAAGCGCCGACAGGCCGATCAACTGGCCGACCATCATTGCCAACTCTTCGATCTGCTCTTCTTCGGATTCGCCTTCTAGTACTACTCCCGAGCCAGCCATTACCAAGCTCCGAAGAATGCCCAGCCGATGAACCAGACGATTATGGCGATCGCTCCAATCATGAGCGCCGCTACCAATAGAAAGGCCAGCACGATGAACGGTGCCGCTATAATCTTGGCCCATGTCGGTGCCGGTTCGCCGGCCGGCTTTTGGATCCGCAGGCCGTTGTCTTCTTTACGTAGGTCTTCGAGTGTTCGGCTCTGAATTGCGTCGCGGACCGCTTGCTTTGACTGCTCGGCCTGCTCGAGTGTTTCGCCGGGCCGCAGCGTGGTGTGTTCGGCCGGCGGGTTCGGGTTCGCACCGTATGCGACGATTGTCGGTTGCGGCCGGACTTGTTTCACTTTGACTTCTTCGGCCGGCTGATCTGCCTTGACCGGAATGTTCTTTTTTACTGGTATTCGTTTGCTCATTGCATTGCCTCCGCTTGCTTTTTTTCCATCCATGTCTTCAGGATTTCTTGTGCTTGTTTTTTGTCGAGTTCCGGGAATTGCTTTTGAAGGCTGGCCCGGGCTTCGAACATGTTGACCAGTCCGCTGTCGCGTAGGTCGTCTAGGAATGATTCGTGATCTGCTGTCATTGCTCAATCCTCACAACGCCGCGTTTGGCCATTGTCTTTTCGTAGTCGAATTTCATGTTTATGAGGTCGGCGATCGCGCCAATATAAAACCAGTCTGCTGTTATGGTTCGAAGGAATGCGCGGCGGCCGAGGTAGTAGCGGTTGATCGGAAGGATCCAGACGAGGCCGAGCGCTGTTAGTAGGTAGTATGTTTTTCGTGTCTTCATGTGATTAAAACTCCCCGAGGTCTATGCCTGTTTTTTCTTGAAAGTCGTGCTGCAGTTCGGTCGCCTTTTCTTGGACCCATTCTTGCGGCAGGCCGGCCAGCTGCTGCAGCGTGTACAGCCGATCGGTTATTTCCTGCATCGCTTTGCCGGCTTCGTAGTGCTGGTCGTTGTTGAGGGTTGCCATGTTAAGCGACCCTCTCGATGACGATCGTTCCGTGGCCCATGGTTCCGTAGTTGTCGGTCATGGCGATGCTGTCGTTTACCTGCAGCGCGTCGAGCTTGGCAAAGTTTTCGCGGGCCTTCTCGGCGCTGTTGCTGTTAATCATTACCCGGACCGCTTCGTATTCGAGCTGCTTGGTTCGGTTTGTTTCCATGCTTGTGATTTCGTAGGTCATCTTGCTTATCCTTCCATGTTTCGCTTGATGTTCGCTACCGCTATTGTACTCCGCTTTTTTGCGTTTATCAAGCATTTTTGCGGACTTTTTTTCATGCCCGGATCGGTCTGGATCCCGCTTGCTGCAGCGTCTTCTTCAGCATTTTTTCGTACCGGCGGCGGCCCTCTCGGTTAAGCTGCGCGGCTTCCTTCACGGTGTCGGCTACCTTTTTGGCGGCGTAGGCCACTTCCCGGGCCTTACTCTGCGCTAGGTTGATGAGCTTTTGTAGCCAGTCGATTGTTTTTGCGAGGTTCTTGCTGCTCCAGATGCTTGCGAAGTATCGGGCCGGGTTGGTCTTCCGCTTGGCCAGTTTCACGCTGAAATTAAAAAGCTCAGGGTGATTGATTTGCCGGTTCCGGTACAGTGGCAGGTATTGATCTGATTCCACCAGCGCCGATGCATCCCCGAGTCGCTCCCTCATTGTTTCTATTCGTGTTGCGTCGATCATAAAAGACAAAACCCCTTGCTCTCTCTCGAGGGTAGGGGTTTCGGCCGGCGGCTTGGAGCGCACCTGCTCTAATTCTACCCTCGAATGTTTGTTATCACAAGCGGTTCGTCCTTGGGCGCTCCATGCCGGATCCGGCCGCTCGTTGACTTGATTGTAAATCATGGTGCGGTCAAAGCGCAAGCGCCTTTTTTCTGCTTCGGCTTTTGCCGTTCTATATAGAATTCACTACGTTCTAACAGGGGTAATTCTATATAGAGCTGTTCCTACTATTAGTAATTAAAAAGTCGTAGTAGTAATAGGCTTTGTGGATAATGTGGACAACTCCGCCCGGACCGGTGTCGGTTGCGGCCGGCGGCTTGTGGACGGCTTTGTGGATCTGGTGGGCATAAAAAGTGGGGAAGTCCGCGCAATTTCCGCGGCCCTCGATTTATCCCATTTTCCTGCACATGTTTTCCACAGCGTTATGCACATTTTGGGCGGGCCGGGGCCGATGCTATAAAAAACTCCGAGCGCTGCGCTTGGCTGTTTGGACCATTTCGTTGCCGGCGACAATATGGCCGCGTTGCTGCGCGCTGCATACTGCCGTGCGTTTGAGTGCTTCAGGACGTATGCATACTCAACTTGAATAAAACAGGCCCCTCACAGGGCCTTAGAAACGGTCGATTTATTTCGGTTTGGTTAATTTACGGGGGTGGCGGGTGTTTTTTCTGCTTCGGCTTCCTGTTGGCGGCTCATGACTTCGAACACGCAGCGCTCTAATTTCTGGCTGATCTGCGCCCGGCGCTCCGGCGTCAGGTAGGTTTGTGCTTGCTGCTCGCTCAGCCGCAGCGATTCGTCGAGTAGTTCGGCGTCAGTCATTTGCGTGTGATCGTGTCGTTCGTGCATTTTGTTTTCCTTCTTGGTAATTGGTGGCAGTTTTCGTCGGCCACCGCGACGCTTGCCCATCCCAAGGCGAGACTGTGAGGAGCCGCTCACTCGGAGATGCGGATCACCTCCCGGGTTGTGCGACAATGCGGCGGATGCCGCGGAGCCGCTTGCGGTCGCGCTTCGGCCGGCCGTGGTACGTCCGGTCGTCACGCTTGGGCTTGCTTTGCCGCTTCACGCGATCGCCGGCCCTTCGTACTCGAAGCGCAGCTGGTGGACGTTGTCGGATCGCCGGATCTGCTCCCCACGGAGCGACTCTAGCTCTTCCTGCGCCCGCTCGATGCGCTGCAGTGTTGTGGCCGTGATGTTGGCCAGCTCTTCCTCGGTCAGCGTCCGGAGGTTTACCGGACAGCCATTGATGATGTGCTTCACTTCCCCGCCCCTTCGTGGTGTTGGTTTTTGGTCAGTGGTATTTTTATCGTACTGCTGCCGGCCGGTTCGCACAAGTCCTGCTATAAAAATCAAACAGGCCACCCGCGTCCGGTAGCCTGTTCGTTTTCTTACGTGTTTGCTTTTAAGTGTAAATTGGGAGGATGTGTTTGTTTTCGGAATGAACAACAACGGCCCGCGCCCGGCCCCGCTGCACTAGCTTAAGCGCGGCGGAGGTTGTCAGTAGAAATGGCGGCCACCACGACCCCGCCCTTCTTTATCACGGCACGTTTGCCCTTCAGCTCGGCGATTGTGTATTTGCCGCTAACCTTGAGGCGGGTGCCGTTTACGTCCACCGGCTTTGCGACCGTGACGGTTTGGCCGACCTTCCAGCTAGGCGCTGGGGCTGCTTTTTTATTGTCGCCCGGGTTTATCCAGCTTCCGGGTGTACCTTTTTTGGTGGTGACGTTTACCATTCCGCTGGCGGTATTGAAGACGTAGTAGTTGCCGGCGGCGACTGTGACTTTGGCGTTTTTGCGGCCCTTGGCGTCCGCTGCTGTGTAGTATCCGTTCAGTGTCTTTACGATTTTGTAATTCCCGGCGGATGGGGCAGGGGACGGAGCAGGGGCTTTGTGCCACTTTTTAAGTCGGAATGCGCCGAGGAAATTGCCGAGGCTCATGTTTACTTCGCTGAATGCGTAGCCGCCGTTTTTGTTTGCTGCGCCCACGCCTTGGTTTTGGCCGAGCAGTTTCACGTAATTGCCAAGGTTGCCGCTCATTGCCATGCCTATGTGGCCCCACTGAGTGCCGCCGAAGACGAGCCAGTCGCCTTTTTGGATCTTATTGCGGTCGGTTATCAATTCGAATTCGGTGCCGGCGTTGTATGATCGTGCTGCTTCCCAGCATCCGCGTGCGGCTCCGGTGCCGCCCGTGCTGCAGGTGCGGCCGACTGCGCTGTACCAGAATAGGGCAGCGGCATCCCAGCATTGCCAGCCGTAGTATCCGTCGATGTCATAGCCACGGCCGAGGACCGCATTACGGAATGCGTCCGGGCTGCTCGTCGTAACCGCTGCGCCTTGGCCTGAGTCGGTTTCGAGTGCGGTTGCCGCAGCTGCCGGGTTTTCTTTTAGGTATTCGGCGACGGCTTTTTTGATTGGATCCGTGCCGATTGTTTCGCCGGCGGTTTCATGGCCTTCAGGTAAATCTGCGACGCTGAGTACCACTTCGCCCTTATTCCAGTTGTCGGCTTCAGGTACTAGTTCCGGCTTCACTTCGTTTTCGGGGTTGAACAATTCCTGCACGTTTTTGATGAACTTCCGAGCGTAAATTATCACGCCGGCACCGATTGCTCCGAGGACCGCCAGCATGCTGATTGCCTTTTGCGTTTCGGCTCCTACTGAAATTCCAGCTGCTTCGAACACGGTCGGCACGTACAGCAGCGCCACTGCTCCGATCGTCAATGCGAAGGCTCCAAGGGCTGCGCGGATCACGCCATCCCAGAAGACCGGCCATTGAAATGTGAAGCCTTTATTCAGGTTGTTCCTGATTGCGAGTATTGTGTTGGCCAGCCATAGCGCTCCGTATATTCCAAGCAGGCCGCCTATTGCTACGAGTTCGTTCATTTTACCCATCCTTCCATATGGTTGTTATGCTTTGATTGTAGCACGGCCGTGATACAATAACAGCAGTGCCACCGTGTCAGCCTTCGGGCCGCGAGTAGTTGGTCTTCGGACCGGCAGAAGGTGGCCCTTCCATGCGAGATTTATGTGAGTGAAGAAGCCGGACTGCGAGCCGGCTTTTTCATTTGGGTGAGTGGGGCGGGTGCCACACGTATGGGGGACTCCCCTGCTCCGCCTTGGATCGCGCTATTTTTTTAGTCTACCCCTGTCGCCAGACTCCCCTTCCCCGCAGTCAGCAGTGGTGCGACCCCTGTTAGCGATGTAATAAATAAACTCTATGAAATACCAGCGGGGGAGTGTCAAACAAGCGAAAAGCGGCCGAGCTTCAGCCGCTTTGGCACCCGCTTGTGGTGTACTTGCTATTGTACCACTTATGTGTTCGGACCAATACCGATTGCTACTGGTGGCAGCAGGGGCAGGTCTAACTCCAGCTTGATCGGCTGGCTATTTTTATTGGATCCGTTCCCCTCGTTCGGGTCGCTGCCGGCTCCGCCACTTGTCGTTGCCTGCGACCTTTCGTCGCCACCGTTTTCGGATGGTGTAGGGTTGGCTGCTATGGTTTGCCGCTGGCCTCCTTCCGGTGATTGACTAGTTGATGATCGCGTTGGTGTTACCGTCACGGCTTGCTGGTCTTCCGGCACGATCAATTTAAACTCGGTACTTTTGATCGGCTCCCTTACTTCAAACGAGCGCTGCGCGCCCGAGTTATCGACTTGGTATAACGTGTATGTCGGCACTGATTCGAAGTAGCACTTGTCGCTATTCTGCAGCCGAGTCGAGGTTATTGAGAATGTCCGGGTCACTTCAAACTCGCCAGTCTTAAAATCCGAGTAGGCAGTGCCTAATGGGACTAGCTGCTGCGACCCTTCCACATCGCAGGTGATTTGGTATAGGACCGTTGCGTCAACGGCGATCAGCTTTTGGCCGCATGTGGTGTATTGGAATGGTTCGCCGGCTGTTACTACTTTCGGGAATTTCAGCACCGAGCAGTCTTTTCCGTTTACCGGCTTCCGGGTTATAACGTCAACGTTCGGCGACGGCTTCGGTTCTTGGAAGCGGGAGGCGATCGCAATCACGGCGATGGCGCTGGCCAGTGCTATTACCACTAGAATAAGGCCGGCCTGTATGAGCTTCAATCTAGTGATCTCAGCGTTTTTTTTGGCTAGGAATTGTACGTCGTTCATATTCTCGAGTTGTGTCATTCCCTATTATCCTTCTTACCAGACTGCTTGAGGTAAGTCGTCAGCTTGCTGGTTAGGTTGGCGACATTGGTTGCTACCTTATTTTGCGCCTTTACGCTCTGTGTGACAACAGCAGTTAGTGATAGGATTTCGGGCGTTTGGGTTGCGATCTCGCGGAGGGTCTTATTTTCGGCCGTTGCTGCAGCCAGTGCTTTTTCCAGCTCTTCATTTCGCTCGCGGTATGCATTCCGGGATTTTTCGAGTGTTTCGATGGTTTCGTCTTTTCCTTCAAGGTTTGATTTTGTGGCTGTAAATTTCAGGTAGAATACTGCCGCGCCGAGGACGCCTGTCACGCCGAGGACGCCGGCGACGAGTGAAATGTAAGCGGGGATCTCCATGTGTTTTTTTCTTGCGCTCCGGGCGTTATCGTTACTATGCTTGTGCTTCCCTCAGTTTAACATAAAAGCACCAGCGCAACAGTACCGTGAAACAGTCAATCAATAAAAAACTATACGGGCGGGCGGATACTACTTTCGCAATGATTCCGGACCGGCAGCGAGCGCCTCACACAAGCGGCATAAATGCGTTATTCGGCTATTTTGCGGACCCGCGATTGCTCATGCGTTTTGAGGCCCGATCGTCGCACACAGGGCCTCACGTGCGGTCGCTCTCTGGACGATTTGATGTGTTCTGATTAGTTTTTTTAGCAAAAACCGGGCATTTGACTTTTGCCCGGTTTCGTTATGGTCGGCCTAGTAGTATTCATGAACGATGACAATTCCACCGCCGCCGGCTCCACCATTTTGTGCTGCTGAGTTAGTGAAACATGCGCCGCCGCCGCCGCCGCCGCCATAGGCTTTGGCCGCTCGGCCGTTGCCATTTGCTACCGCTCCGCTGCCGCCGCCGCCATAGAATGAGTTGCCGCCGTCGCCCGCGAATAGCTGGTTTGGGTTCCCACTGTCGCGTTCGGCCTTGCCGCCGTCGCCGCCGCCGATCGCAAAGTCGCCAGTTCCTGCGGCCGCGCCGGGCGTGCCGTCGTAGTATCCACTAGTCGCGGTGCCATAGTATCGACTGCCGCCGGAGCCGCCATTTGCCGTGCAGTGCGATCCGAAGCTCGAGTTGCCGCCATTGCCGCCGGAGCCGCCGGTCGCGCCTGCTCCGCCGGATCCTACCGTTACTGTTTCAGTTGAGCCTAGATCGGCCGCCATGATCTTCTTGCGCGAGTAGCCGCCGGCTCCACCACCATATCCGATTGAAACGTTTGAACCGGAGCGCGAGCCGCCTCCGCCGCCGCCGCCGCCGGCTTGGACCTCAACTATCACGTACTTTAGGCCGTCTGGTTTCGTCCACGTTGCGCCGGCAGTGTAGTAGTGTTCGTCGTCGAGGCTTGCTACCGCGTGGTCGTTTTGGTAAATGTCGCCGCCCACATCGAGCATCCGGCCTTCTACCGGGAATTTGCTTATACCCATGTTCAGCATCTGGTTGTCGATGAACACGATCGGGATACCCTTTGAAACGAGCATGACGTATGTCGTGGTTCCGAATTCGTCAGTCACTACGATTTCAAGGTTCCATTGGAATAGTTTATCCATGCTTATGGTGCTGATCGTGTTGTCAGTGAGGGCCTGCTCGGACCATGTCACGTCCGTCGTCTTCTTGTAGCGGGCTTTCAGTTCGGTTATCGAGTTGTGGCCATCGATCGAGTCGATCGTGACCTGCGCTTTTACTTCGGTGTCGTCTTCGTAGTTGTTGACTCGGTTTGCTGTGATAATGGCCCGAGGCGTCTGCCATGGGAGGACCGTTATTGTTTTGCTTACCGTTGTTTTGTTGCCGCGACTGTCGGTTACTTCGATTGTGATCGGCGTGTCTTCACTCAGGTTTACCGTGCCGTAGTCGATTGTGCTGGCAGCTGTTTTGTTTTGGACGTCTGAGTTGAGTGTGACCTTGTAGTTGCTAATCGTTGCATACAACTGGCCGGTGGCCGCAGTGAAGCTCGCCTCGAGGTTTGACTGATTTTGAACGATGAGCTGGTCGTCGGTTGTAATCGCCACCGTTCCGGCGTCGGTGTCTTCGTAGGTTATTTGGGTATCGTCAAATACCGGGTTTACGCTACCGGCCGGGAAGCTGAAGCTCCGCAGGATGTCTTTTGTACCTAGGTTAGTGCTGCCGTTGTAGGTGATCAGCCGGAAGTACATTGTCGTGCTGTTGCTATTTGGAATAATCGAGGCTATGTCGTCAATGTCGTCGGCGGTCAATACGAACGTTTTGCTTGTCGTGATTCCAGTCCATTGCTTCCATACGCCGTCGCCGTTGTATCGGTAAATTTGAAGCGTGTGCGTAAAGCTCGAGCTGGCCCGGTTTGTGTTTACCGTTATGCTTTCGCCTTCGACTATACTGTAGCTGCTTTTGTTCGATGTCGGGGTCGATGCGCGGGGGATTGTCGGCAGGCTCCAACTGGCGGACCCGCTCGATCGTTCACCGGAGTATTGCGTGACGCCGCCGCTCACGCTCAGTGACTTCGTACCGTCGCTGTTGTGGCCGATCGTGAATGATCCGCCGGCCAGCTTTAGGCTTCTGGTTGAGAAGTTGCCGCTGTAATTGTAGACACGGCCGCCGTTATCCCATCGGCTGCCGCTCAAATATGCGTTACCGTCGTCGAGCTGGGCGTCGCTGCTATTGAAGCGCCAGTACGCGGACCAGCTAATGTTCGAGCTGTTGCCGCTGATGCTTTGGCTGTTTAAATCCCAATCGATGAAGTAGTAGTTACCGTTGCTGACAGTGTTTCCGCTCATTCGGCCGCTTGATGCCATGGTGCTACTCCTTCCTAGTTATCCACTAATGTTACGAAACCGATGCCGCTGTTTTCCGTCGTGTCGATCGGAATGATGCGGAGCCGGTTGCCTATTGTTATTTCTTCTTCGACGACTGATTTTCGCTGATGGAATTCCTTGCCGTTGGACCAGTATATTTTCAGGTCGTTTGCGTCGTAGCCGGCCAGTCCTTCAGTGGCGTTGAGCTTCACGTATTCGCCGTTCGTCTGGTATAGGGTGATTCCGTCATTGTCGACCACTCCGGTGAGGCTATTGTCGGGGCCGTATATTTCGATTATACCGCGTTGGTTTAAATCTTGGCCCAGCTTCAGCGTTCCGCCTTTTATCATGTCTGCTACGAGGTTTATAACGTTGATATTTTCCATGTTCAGTTTGTTGTCAATTGTCCATGCGCTGGCAAAGGTTCCATTTATGCCGCTGCTCGAGAAGCCGATGCCGCCGGCGTTTATCCGGATCACGTTTGTGGCGTCTTCCTTCGGGAGGGTGTCTACCACTAGAATGCTGTCGCCGTCGTATATGACGAAGCTGTCGCTCATGGCGCTGTTGATGGTATCCGTGGCCGCCTGCAGCTCATTCTGAAGCGTGGCGGTGGCGGTTTCGACGACGGTTTGCGCGGTCGATGCGGCTTGCTCGGTTATGTTTTGCACCAGCTGGCCGAGACTGTTTTGCCTGAAGTTTCCGAATTCTACTTTTGTGATCTTGTCTGCGATAGGGTCGTATTCAAGCGCTATGACGTTTGTGGCGATGTCTACGTTGATTCGTGGGTGCCGGACCCGGATTACGTCGCCGACGTCACTGACGTCCTTTAAATAGGCACTGAGCGTGTATGTGACGAGCGGTACGTGGTTGTTTTGCAGGTAGTCATTGGCTTGGTCGTATAAATCCTGCAGCAGCGCTTCGTTGAACGCTTCGACGTTTGGCTCGTTTGTTTCTTCGTCGATGTAGTCTTCTTGCTTGATGTCGCCTTGGTTGAATGTGATCGATTTCGTGTAGGGGATGTCGTAGTCTTCGGGTTGAAACTCCAGCCACACTTCCGGGACCGTCAATCCGTTCGCTCCAACTGGCAGGATTTTCGTTGCCACTTTGCTCCAGTCTTCGTTCACGGTCATGTCTTTGATGTTTTTTGCGTATGAAAGCGTCACGCCGCGATCTTCGCCTATTACGTCGCGGATCTCGATCGAGTAGTTGTCGCGCACCAAGTGGCCGCCCCATCGCTCCAGAATGACTGCGATTGCTCCCTCGAGGCTGGTTCGAATACAGCGGTAGCTGTCGACCGCGTCCACGTCCGACAGGGTAGTAAAGGGGCTAGTGGCGTCGGTTGCGGTGTTGAAGTAGTCGAGGGCGTCATTGGTATTTTTTTCGACCGCGTAGCTGTCTTCGATCCAGTAATTCGCCGCGTCAAAGTATAAATGGTCGGCCCGGACCTTCACTTTGCTGGATGTCTTCTTCGGGCTGCCTACTCTAAATACTTGCTGGCCCCATGGTGTGTCGACGCGTAGTAAATTGCCGCTAATGTAATAACTCACGCTGTCGAGCGTGTCTTCGATGTCGATGTAGTATTCGCCGTTGTCTTCCTTGCGAACGATTGCCTTGCGCGGGTTGAGGACCTTGTCGCCGTTCGTTGTGAAGTTGGTAGTTCCGGGTTGGTATACGGTTATCATTATGGCCACCTCGAGTTCGGCGTCACAACAATCCGCGTCAGCGTGCCAGTCCAGCCGATCGTGTTGTCGCCGGGCGCGAGGATGGGGAATTCGCCGGTCATGCTTGAATTCTTTAATGTTCCGCCGGTCAGCCGGGCATCCTGCTGCAGCGAGTCAATCAATACGTAGGTGTCGGACCCGGGGAATGTGTAGCTGAAGGCTGTCAGGCCGTTTACTGTGATCGTCACGGTGCCACTTCCTTCGAGTCGAATGACCGGCCGGGTGTCTGCGCGGCCTTGGTTCGTTACGTCTATGTCGGTTTCGGTTGTGATCGATGGTATTTCAGCGTCGTCTTCATCCAGTAGGTATTTGAATGGTTGCACAACGAATTCGACGTCTGCTTCTCGAAAGCGGAGCAGTTTATTGAAGTCGATGCCGGCTAGGCAGCTGGCGTTGTAGTACTTATCAGGCTCTTCGCTCGTTACAAGGCGGCCGCTGCCGCTGAAGTAGTCCGCTATTTGGTCTATGTCAAATTCGCCGTATGCTCCGATTTTCAGTTTCTTCTTGTATGCCGAGTATCCCAGCTCATCGACGATTGCTCCGGGTAGGCCGTCGATTTCTGTCGTTTCGTAGCGCATTTCGGGGCGGGTGATTGGCGGTAACTCTTGAATAAGCAGTCCGGTGATGCCGCTGCTTGGCTGGTCTTTGAATGTTATGGTTGGTCTGCTCATCTTCCGTATACCTTCGATTCTATTGTATCAGTTACAAACGTTCCGACCTTTTCGTCGTCGAGCATTACGTTCATGTCTTGGAGGCCCTCCTTGATTGCTGCTACCATGTCGGCCATATTAAATCCGAATGGACCGATTTGGCCGGTTGAGGCGCCACTCAGTGCGCTGCTGACTGCTGTTCCGGTGTTTAGGTCGACGCTAGTGTCGAAGCTCTGCGGTAGGGCTTCCTGCATTTTCTTGGTGACGTCTTTCATTTCGTCTTCGAAGCCGACGCCGACACCTTGACCGAGCATTTTTCCTACTTCGTCGCGCATCTTGCGGCTCGGGCTTTTAATTCCGAAGAATGACTTGATGCCGTTCATGACGCTGGATCCGAAGCCTTTGATTTTTTCGCCAATCCAGCCGACCATGTTGCTGATTCCGTTCCAGAGGCCCTTTACCATGTCCGCGCCGGCGCTGGCCATGCCGCTCACGCCCTTCTTTACGCCGTTTACGACGGCTGCGACGAGCTTCGGTGCTGCCGATATTAACTTCGGGACCGCTCCAATCAGTCCGCCGGCCAGTGCGACGACGATTTGAATGGCTGCGCCCACCAGCAGCGGTGCGTTCTTTATCAGGGCGGTTACGAGTTTCTGGACCAATTCCGGCATCTTGTCGATAAGGCGCGGCATTGAATTTGCGAGGCCCTGTATCAGTGCGACGATGATTTTTATGCCGGCGTCAATTAACAGGTCGAGGTTATCGATCAGCGTTTCGACAATTAGAATGACGGCGTCTACGATTTTAGGCACCAATTTCGGCAGCGCGTTGGCGATTCCAGTAATCAATGCGACGAGGACCGTTATGCCGGCTTCGATCAGCTTCGGAAGGTTGGCCACTATGGTGTCTACTAATTTCAGTATTAACTGAATGGCTACTGGTATCATTTTTGGCAGCACGGTTACGATCGCGTTGATGATTCCGTCTAGTGCGCTCATCAATGGTGGCAAAATAAGCGCCAGAAGTGCTGGCAGCTGGCTTACGAGTTGCTGGACCATTGTGCCAATGCCGGCGACGACGTTTGGTAGGATTGCCGTTATGTTCGTTACGAGGTTCGTGGCGCTTTCAATCAATCCATCAATGGCGGCTTTGATCTGGTCGTTGTTGCCGCTTGCGAATGACGTCAGCACGTTTTCCCAGCTTGCCTTTACCGAGTTCATGCTTCCGGATATTGTGGTCGATGCTTCTTTTGCGGTGGTTCCGGTGATGCCCATTTCGTCTTGCGTCTTATGGATCGCCTCGATCAGCTTGTCGAACGGTATGTCCTTGACGTTTTCGGAGGTTGCTTTGAACGATTTGCCCATCACGCCGCTGTCGTTAACAAGCCGGGCCATTTCAGTGGCCGTGCCGCCGTATCCGAGCTTCAGGTTGTCGAGCATTGTAAAGTTATCTTTTGCGAAGCCTTGGTATGCGTTTTGGATCAGGCTTATGTCGGTACCCATTTTGTTGGCGTTGTCGCTCATGTCGCGGACCGCGAGGTCAGCCACTTCGGCCGACTTCTTCGTGTCACCGTCGAGGCCCTGCAGCAACGAAGCCGAGAAGCTGGTCACGGTTTCCATGTATTTATTGGCGCTCAGTCCGGCTGTTTGGTAGGCCCGGTCGGCGTATTTCACGACCTGATCGCTTGATTTCTTGAACAACGTTTCAACACCGCCGACTAATTGCTCGTAGTCCGCGTACGCTGAGATGCTGTCCTTCACTAAGCTAACGAAGCCGGTGCCTAGTGTCTTGATTGCGCTGCCGATTGCTCGGATCCCGCCAACGATCGCCTCGCTGACAAGGTTGGCCTTCAGTACGTCGCCGAAGATTGACGCTTTTTTCCCGGTGCCGTCCATTTCGCCGCCGAGCTTGCCGGTTTCCTTGCCGGCGCTGTTCAGCTGCGTTTCCATTTTGTTTAGGTTGGCCGTCGCGTTATTGATCTGCGTCTGCAGCCGGCGGCTCGACTCTGATGTGGATCCGTTTTTGACGTCGGATTCCTGCAGGGCCTTATTTAACTGCTGAAGGCGATCGCGCTGTTCGCCGATCGCCTTAGTCAGTGCTGCTTTTTTCTGTTTATCAGCGTCGGATGACTTACCACTCGAGTCGGTGGCGGTAGCCATTACTTTCATTTCGGAAGCGGCCAGTCGCATTTCGCTGGTGATGTCTTTCAGCGCTTTGCGATATTCGCTCTCGCCGGTGAGTTTGATTGATCCGCCGAATGCCATGATGCTGGGGCTTCCTTCCTTATTTTATATTTTGCTACATTGGCTTTTTTCTTCCGAGATGGGTTGCAGGTCGTCTTTCACGGTAGTTTTAGGCGCTGCATACCGCGATGTACGCGCTACAGCCATTCCTCGGACTGCTCTTGCTTGCGCTGCGCTTCTGCGTATGACACTTGCACGAGCCTGAAGTCATAGTCGTCTTTGTAATGATCGTATTGCTGCTTCCATTTACGGAAGGTCAGCCGGCCAACTTCCTTGTCTGTGTACCCGAGAAGGTTTCGGCCAACGAACAGGATCCACGAAAAGTCTATGCTCGGGTCTTCGTTTTCGTGGACGACGCGTTTTTTGGCTTTTCGTCCTTGGCTGATTTCGTCACGACGTTTTGGATCTTAGTCGCTACGTTATCGAGGCCGAGTGATGTCACAAGGCGGCCGGTTTGGCGGAGGCTCAGTTCGGGGCGATCGCCACCGTCCTGTTCGTTCATGATGTCGTTGCCTTCGTTGACCATCTCACGGAAGCCGAAGATTAAAGCCTTGGCGTCCGGTTCGCGCTGCGCTCGGGCTTCAGCTGCTACTTGTGCATCTGATTTGCCTTTGACGCCCTTCAGTGCTGGACCTTTTGGCCGGGTAGCCGGTGTCGAGTCTGTAAGGTCGCCCCACGCTTGTACGGATCCGTACTCCTGCTGGATTGCTTCCATCACGTTAAGGTTGAAGACGAGCAGCAGCTTCTTGCCGTCGTGTTCGAATTCGAGCTGGTAATCTTTCATTGTATTCCTTCCTATGCTCATTCGTTATTTTTTAATGTTGTTGAGGTAGTGGACCGATTCGGGCAGGTCGTCGAGGACTCGATCGTCTTCTTCTGGCCATACTTCCGGATCGGTCGGGGCCGGGTCTGGCTCCGGTTCGTCCGGAGCCGCCTCCTCTTCTTGGCTGTCGTTGTCTTCGGATTTGTCGCTGCCGCCACGGACTAGTTTCACGTAGTCGCCCTTGGCTTTGACTTCGTCGTAGCGTTCCTTGCTCAGTTCGAGCGTTTGGCCTTTACCGTAGTATTGGCCGTCGTCGCCACGGACGGTTCCGTTAGTAACTTCAACTTTTGGCATCGGTTCCTCCTTCCGATTATGCTACGCCGAAGCAGTCGTCTAGGTAGGCGAGTGCTGCAGCCTTGGTGTCGAATGTTTGGGTTTTTGACCACTCGCCATTCAACGGTACGATGACGTCGCCAGAAAGCGGTGCCGTTTGGAATTCGACAGATTCGCCTTTGGTTTTTTCTTCAGGGATTGTCAGTTTGAATTTGACCTTCGCCAAGAATTCCGCCTTGTACTTGTATGCGCCGCCGACGATCTTAGTGATCACGCGGCCTACGCCTACGTATGGCGCTGTGTCGGTGCTGCTGCGAGTGATTTCGCCGGTGGCGATGCTGTGGCCGAGTAGCGCTGCTACCACGGTGTCATCGTCGTCTGCGACTGTCAGGTCGAGCGTTCCCTTATTGAACGTGGTGTCACTCTCTGCGAGTGAGTTATCGGCATACAACTCTGCGCTGTTTAGCTCAGGGTTTAATTTTGCATCCACCGCCTTGCCGATGACTGACGGGGTGCCGTAGGTTGGCGCGGTTGTCGCGTCACCTTCTGCTGTTATGAGGGCGTATTTTAGGCCCTCTAGTCCGATACGTGCCATTTGTTAATAGCTCCTTTCCTTTTCGAACGTGTTTACTTTATGGTAGTAGCCGGTGTCGTCCTCGTATAGGTCGGGTTCCGATCCTTTCCAAGTCCAGCCGGCGGCTGCCAGCAGCGCCTTTACTGCTGCCTCTATATTAGCATAATTGGTTTTGCTGAATATGTGGATGTCGTATCTTATGACGCTGCCGAGTGTGGTGTTGTCGCCGGACAATCCCGGCAGGTCGCCCATCGAGTTATAAGTGATGTACGTTTCGCTCTCGCCCTCATAACGCATAAAAGCCACCGGCACGTTTCCGTCGCCTAGTGGTATATGGTCGTTGAGTATTACTTCGATTTCGTCGTTCATGGCTTAGTCCTTGATGTAGCGATCGTGTATTTTTTGCATTGCGCCGTCGATCTCGCCCTTCTTGAATGATCGCCGGAAGAAGGGCCGCGCTGATTCGCCGCTTGACGTACCGTATTCACGCGCTGCTGCGATGAGTGGTATCGGTATGCCTTGCGGGTACTTCTTCGATTTGTGCGTGCGACTGTAGCCGTAGAAGCCGACCTTCGTATTGATGCCGCCGTCGCTGGGGGTCTTGTATGCTCGGGTGAGCTTCAGGCCCTGCAGCAGGCTGCGGGTGGTTTCAAACGATCGGCCGAGGTTGCTGCGGACGTTGGCCAGTACGGTTTCGCCGCCGGCCGTTACCATCTGCTCCATCATCTTCGGGGTGTCGCGGTCGCGCTTATCGATTTCGCGCAGGATGTCGTTCGGGATCTCTGCTGCGAAGCGGGCCATTACTTGGTCACTTCATTCGCCTGCATCTCGAGTTCGACGTTGGCTTCGTTTACATTGTTCAGGTACTGGATCGAGTAGACCTTGCCGTTGTATTCGATTTCGTAGTTCCGCTTGATGGTCGTTGTGCTTGGCCAGCGGATCGTGAAATTGGTCAGGGCCTTTTCGAAGTCCGAGTTATTTTGGATGAGCGTGTAACCGCTCGTTGTTTTGATCTGCGCGTGGACCGTCAGGATTTTGGTGCGGGCTTCGGTTTTGAAGCCTTGGCCGTCCTTGCTGGGCGTCACGCTGAAGATGTCGATCTTGTGTCGGTATTTTCCAGCGTTCGTTTTCATGGCCTACTCGCTCTCTTTGAAGTCGATGACCACCGAAGATGCGAAGGTGGTGCCGTCCGGCTGCGCGGCCTTGTATGAGAATGTTGTCACTCCCACGAAGTCCGCGCCGGGTGTGACGGTCAGGATGCCGGTTGATGCCAGCAGCACTGAAACGTCGGAGGCTTCCACTGTTTCGCCGGCGGCGATTGCGTTGCCATCGATCTCGGTGATCGTGGATCCGAATTGCGCGCCGTCGTTCTTCAGCGGGTTGATCCTCAATACCGTGTTTTGCTTCCCGGTGTAGTTGTCGGTTGTTGGCCACAGCTCTTCCGGTATGAAGTTTTGGCGGTACTGGCCGAGGATCGCATCGACCGTTTTGTTGACGTTGTCGGTGTCGACGTAAAGTGTGCGGTTGTCGTACATGTCTTGGACCAGCACTTTGGCAGCAATAGCGAGGTCGGCCTTTTCGTCGATCTCGGCGCTGTCTAGGCCGGTTTGGCTTTTCATGAACTGGACCGCTGCAGCAAGCATGTCGTCAAGCTGCCCCAATTCAGAAGAGGACGCATCATCTAGGCGGATGTATGCGGCCAACTCGGTATTCGTGATCTCGCTTACTTTAGTCGCCATGACTTGCGTCCTCTCTTATTGGTGGGTTATTTTTTATCGTTTTCTTCGCGGGCCTTCTTCGCTGCAGCGTCGGCTTTCGCCTGATCTTTCACTGCTTGCTGGTTGGCTTCGGCTACTTCCTTGGGGACTGTAGCTGCCGGGTCGTCAGTTGCCTGAGTCGTACCCTTCGTCGATTGTGGATCCTTCGCAGGTGTCACGTCGACGCCGCCCTGTGAAGTTTGGCCGCTCTTGGCTGCGTTCACGGTAGGCTTCGGGTTGTGGGCTGCATCCTTGAGGTTGTCTTCAGCGCCGGCGTATGCTGCCTTCGCCTCTTCCTCGCTACCAGTTGGCTTTTTGGCCGACTTGGATGCTTTGGTGTTTTTCAGCTCTGCGTTGAGGGCTGCTTGCGTTTCCGCTGCGCTTGGGCCGGGCTGGCGAGCTGAGAGGTCTTCCTCTTCGGCTACCTTGGCACGCTTTTCTTCGGCTTCGGCTTCACGCTTCGCTTGCGCGTCGCGGCGGGCCTGTTCGGCCTCGGCCTCATCTTTACTCAGCTCTTCGATGTAGCCGGCGCGGGTGAGGTCTTTTATGTCAGCCTTGTCAGTGACTTCGACGATCTGGCCTTGTGAGCCGGCGACGTTGCCGCTGAAGGTTGTGGTTGCTCGAAACAATGGCATGTGTCGATTCCTCCGTTTATGTTGCTATGAAGTGATCAGGGCCGGCGTATTGCCGGCCCCTATCGGTTGGCTACTAAGAAGCGGCCATTTTCAGCTTGGCGATTGCCTGAGTGTTTTCGACGTCGGTGTCGAAGTCTACCCATGCTACCACGCCGGTTGCGTGCTGCGCTGCGTACAACTCTTTCAGCACTTGGATCTCAACGTCCGGTGAAAGACGAAGCGACAATGCTGCGCTCGGGTTAACGAACACACCAGCTGTCACGCCGGCTGCCAGCGTTGATGGGAATGCGTCAGACGCGTATACCTTGTATCCGCCAACTGTGCCAGACCATGGGCCTTCAGCGTTGTTGGTGTTGAACAGGTACTGGTTGTTGCTGTCTTTCATTTTCTCGATCTTGGTGACCGTGTCCTGATGGAAGACGTAGAAACCGCCGCTACGGAATGCGCCCTTGACCTTGTTTCGGAGGTCAATCAGTTCGTCGGCTGCGATCGCTGTGGTGCTTGCTGCAGTCACAACTTGCGCTGCTGGCAGGCCAGTTGTACCGACGGCTTTGCCGCTAGTACCGATCAGCATTTCCTTCTCGAGGAAGCGAGCGACCGTCAGGCTCATGATTTCGACGATCTTGTCAACAACGTTGATGTCGGTGTTGTTGATCAGGCTGTTGCCAACCTTTGAAAGCGCGCCGGCTAGGAAGCTGCCGAGGTCGACGCTACCAAATGCACCTTGGTGCGCGGTTAGGTCGGTAAACTCAGCGGCGTATGCCATTGCGATGTCGTCGTTGCTGTCATTGCTGTCAGCGCCGTACTGAGGGATCGAAACGGTACCCTTAGTTCGGTAAACGTTAGCTTTTTCAACAACAGGGCTAATGTCATACACGCGGGCGATGATTTTGTTAACCACGGTTTTTGGCACGATTGCGCCGTTGCTTCCGAGGTCAAGCGCACGCTCTGCGTTAGCAGGAGCGCCACCGATTTGTGATCGGATGTGGTCGACGAATGCTTGCTCTTCAGCAGCTTCGAGGGCGCGGGTTGATCGCTCGCCGCCTTCTTCCTCTTCACGGTCGCCGCCGTCTTCAGGATCGCCACCATCGACTTCTTCTTGCTCGGCACCTTCGAGTGCCTTGATGCGGCTGATTGTTGCTGAAAGGTCAGCGGCTTGCTTTTCGAGCGTGTCGAATTCTTTTTGCTCGTCGCTTGTTAGGGCGCGAGTTTTGTCGCCGTCTTCAGCTTTGTTGATGATTTCTTTCATGTCAGCGACCGCTTTCGCACGCTGTTCCACGAGTGCTTTGAGTTGTTTACTCATTTTCTTCTACTCCTTGTAGGGTGAGTTTGTTAATTCTGGTTTTGTGTTCCGTCAAGTCTGGCGCTTCTTCGTCGGCTTCATCTCCACCGTCGGATCCGCCACCGTCCTCTTCGTCGCCACCGCGATCGGAAGGGTCGCCGCCTTCTTCATTTCTGATTGTAACATATTCCGGTTGTGTTTCTACAACAGCACGTATCTCGGTAATTTCCACCTCTTCGCCTTCGCCGGTTGCGCGGCTTTCGATACTGGTGCCGTAGTATGCCGGCGTGCGTTCATCGTCGAGGACGCTGACTTCGAGCAGGGTCAGGTCGGTAATTGTGCGCTCTTCCATTCCGTTTTCGCCGGTTGCGAAGCGTTGGACCGGGCTATTAAATCCGAAGCTCCAGCCGACGAGCTTGCCGGCGCGGGCCTTTTCCATTGTTCGCTTATGGCTGGTTTCGATCCGGGCGTGCAGGCCGATCGAGTCTTCGCGCAATTTGACGGTGCCTTCCTTCGTGCTGCCGAGGACCTCATTGCTGTCGTGGTTTAGCAGTCCGAGAATGTTATCGTTTTTTCGGATTGCTCGCTCAAACGCGCCGGTCATAATGCGCTCGACGAACTGGCCGCGGTTGTCGGTCAGTGGTTTGCTGAAGCGTTCGATCGCGTTGACGTAGCCTTCGATGACTACTTTGTCGGCGCGGATTTCTACTTGCATTTTCATTCTTGTGATCCTTCCTCGGCGCTTATGGCGGCCAGTGCCAGTTCTATGTCTTTTTTCAGTTCGGGTCGTGTAGCTGGGTTATCGCTTATGTGCGTTGGATCCGTCCACGCGATTGCTTCTATGGTATCACGGTCAGGGTCGTCCGGATTCGTCACATCTTTTTCGGCGTTGAATTTAATGACTGCTTCCTTGTGGATGCTCCATACGAAGCCGAGGTATTTACCGTCGGCGCTCTTCCATTGGCCAGTAATCGTTCCAGCTGGTACTCGGCGGCCGACTTCTTCGCTCCATTCACGGAAGGCTGCCGCTAGTGGGTTTTCGCCTTCATCGATGTGTCCGCCCGGGAATTCCCACGTGCCGCCGGCTGGATCCGTATCGTCTTTCGCTCGCTGTATCATCAGCACTCGGCCGGTGTCTTCTGCTCGGACCACGAGGCCGGCTGCGATCGGTGCGGCTCGACTGTATCGACTGAACGGCTCGGCCGGGTTGTCGCTTATGTCGCCGGTGCCATCGCCCATCTTTTTCGTATCGCCAGTGTTTGGCGTGTAGTATTCCTGCGTCTTCGTGTCGTACAACACATCGCCGAGGCCCATGGCGATAACGTCGAGGCCCGGTATTGGATCGCGGTCTTCTTCGTATCGGATCTCGTTCTTGGTGAGGAAGCCTGATTTTGTGGCGATCGCGTATGCTTCGTAGCGATCTTTGATGCTTCCCTTGGTGATTTCCTTGGTGTCGAATGCGAAATAAAAGCCGGCTTCTTTTTCGACTTCAGTTAGTAGGTTGCGAGTGATCGCTGCTTCGAATGCATTGACCACTGGCATGACGCCTTCACGGATTGTCTTATCATAGTCGTCGGTAACATGAAAGATGCCGGCCAGTTCTTTGGCCAGCTGCTTTTTTCGTTCGTTGAGCTGCATTTCGACGCTGGTGGTTGACGCCTCTTTGAATTCCACGCCATTGTTTAGGACCACGATGTTTTCTTCGTCGTTGCTGTACAGTTTTTTCCACGCTGCGCGCAATTTGTTCATCGCTTTGTCGTCGAGGTTCTTGGCCGACTGCAGGAAGCCTTTGCGGCTGCCGCCCTTGCGGACTAGGCCAAGTTCGAACGCGACGTTTTCGACTGCGGTCTGCAGCGAGCTTCGGACTTGTGCGACGGCCGATACTCCGTCGACTCCGTCGCGGCTGTTTCGCAGCATGATAATAAATTCGAACGGCTGGTATCGTTTGCCGTTGACGAGGTAGCTGCTTGTCTTCATGACCGGGTCAGCGTTACGGAATGGGGCGACGTATGCCGGATCAACGTGTCGCAGGCTTACTGGCCGGCCGCCCTTCTTTTCGATGAACGTCCACGCGCCGTGGTCGATCAGGTAGTCGGTTGCCATTTGCTTCTTAAGTTGAAAGGCGTCGAATGTGTCACCGGGTTCGGTGTTCAGTAGCTGCACTCGCGGGTCGTTGTGGATCTCAGTCACTTTGCGTCGGTCGTCGCCGTCGCTTGATTCTTGGTACATTCGGACCGGAAGCATGGCCACGACGTTTGCGATCCGGTCGACCGCTTCAGCAACGGCCGGGATGCTCATGGCGCTTTCGCGGCTGATTTCTTGGCCTGTCAACAATGACTGCAGCAGTACGTCGCTCGGGTCAGTTGTAGTTTCTGTTATTGTTTCGTCTGCTCTTGTGATGTTGATGCCGAGTATTTTCATTCCGGAGCGCTTCCTCTCGATTTTTATTGTAGCACACGCCGCTTGTGCTAATTTTGCTAATTTTTCGGGGTTGCTGTAAAATAACTTGCCCTCTCACGCCGCCCCTGTTGCGTTTTCCCCGACCGAGGTGAGTGTATGTTCGTCTTATCTGTTAAGTCGCACACGCGGCCCGACGTGGCCACACGGCTGCTTGTGGTTATTTTAACTCAAATCATCCCGTTTGAACAACAAAGCCGCCATCGTCATTCAGGAATACTTCGAGGTTCAGCAGGACCGTCGCGTTGATGATTGCTGCGACCATGTCGATCTTGCCGTTGCTTTTCTTCTTATGGACGTATCGGTTCATGTTCGTGTCGTAGGCCACTTTGGCATTTTGGAAGTTGATTTCAAGCAGGGTGTTTTTCGTGTAGTGAAATTCGCCGTTTGCGATCTTTTCCTGCAGCAGCTTTGTGGCCGGGTGCAGCACTGAGCTGATCTGCTTCACTTCGACTGTTTCGTATTCGTTGGCCCACTTCTGCGCCGAGCTTAATGCGTTGTATCTGTCGTATCCGATGCCCATCACTTTGACGCCGTAGGCTGCTTCGATCTCGAACACAAAGTCTTCGACGACCGAGTAGTCGATTGTTTTGTTGCCACAGGCGACGCACTTCAGCTCTTCGATAAATCGGCGGTAGTTCACTTTTTCGTTTTTGTTTTTTTCTTCGATGCGGCCTTCCGGTATGAAAGCCACGGCGTCGGCTAGGATGTGGCCGTCTTCTTCCGCGACGATTCCGACTCCGACGTTGTCGTTTGTCATGGCGAGGTCGACGCCCACGTACACTTCGCGGCCGCTCCAGTCGATCTCGGGCAGCCGGCCTTCCTGCAGGGTAGTCACATCCACGAAGCTCTCGGCGCTGGTGCCTTGCCAGATGATGTTGCAGTGTTTGGTGAGGAAGTTTTCGCGGGCTTGCGGTTTGGCGATTGCCTTGGCGCGCTTCTTCAGGAGGTCTTCCCACACTTCGGGAATTTCGGCGGCGACCGGGTTGGCGTGTTTCATGATTTCGTCGTCTTCCATCCACGCTTTGGTTTTGTCGGGTTCGAACAATAACGAGAAGTGCTGCTCATCCGGCTCGATGCCGTCCAGCACGCGCTTTGCATATTTCACTTCGTCTTCCAGCGGGTTGTCGATTGTCGGGTATTTGGTGCTGATAATACAGCCGAGCTTGTTGAGCATGTTCAGCTGGCCGGATTCCATTGCGTCGATCGCGTAGCTGTTTGGCAGCGCCCCTACTTCGTCAACAACGAAAGCCGCCGGGAATTTACCATCGAGGCGGCTGTTCGAGTAGTTCAGTGGCACGAAGCGGTTGCGGTTTGGCTTGAAGCGAATGTATTGCATGAAAAGGTCGAAGCGCTCCACGCCGTTGTAGCTCATCAGCGCCGGCGATGCCCGGAGGGTTTCTTCGAGCGCGTCTTTTACCTCGCGGCTCAGTGCGCCGTCCGGGGCGACCGAGTAAAACTTCGAGTTGGCCGGCTCGAGCAGCATTAGCAAAATGAAGACGGTGGCGATGGTGTACGTTTTGAAGTTCTTGCGGGCGATCTCAAGCACGGCCATTTCGTAGCGGCGGCGATTCGGGTTATCTCGGTAGACAACACAAAGCACGGCCGTTATGAACAGCCACTGGTATCCGGTCAGTGTTCGGTACAGCGTTTGGCCCTGCCGCAGTCCGCGGGGCATGTTCATTACCTGAAGCAGTAACACCATTTGGCGCAGCTTTTTCTGGTTGATCATGTATTTCTTGTCGCGGCCGTTGGCTATGCGAATAAACACACGGCATTGCTTCCTGACGTACTTCGGGGCCGGTATCTCTTTGGCGACCACGGCCTTGGCATAATCGAGCGCTTTATTCGGCGGCTGTTTTTTTGGCTTCGGTTTTGCTTTGACTTTTTCAGGCTTGGGTGCGTCAGCTGGCGTGTGCTTTTTGCAGGGCGTTCCGTCCTTCTTCCGTTTGCAGTATCCGCACAACGGATTCGGTTTGGGTGCCGCAGTTTTAGTCTTCGTTTTCGGCTTCGTCGGTGTCGTCGACGTCGTCGTCTTCTTCTTCGTCGTCATCGTCATCCTCTAGGCTTATGTCTTCCGGGTCTGGCATGTCTTCGAGGCCGCCGCCGGCCAGTACCTTCATTAGTGGATCTTCGGGGTCGTCGCCGTCGCTGCCGTGGCGCATGCTGTGTATGATCTTGAGCAGCACCGCGACCGTTTTGTTTGCGGCGTCGGCAGTCCGGTTATAATCCTTGATCGCCGGGTGGCTGTACACGTTTTTGCGGCCCTTCACATATTCCTTGCTCACAGTCAGGCCGTCGTTCTTGATTGTTTTTTCTAAATCATTGAGGATGCTGATCTGGACTTGGTAGCGTTTGAACGTGGTAATGAAGAAGAAGTTTTGCTCGACTCCGTGCTTCCGGGCGATCTTCAGGATTGCTTGCGCCTGCTCGCTCAGGCTCATGTTTGCGAGGTCTTTTGGTCTGGCCATTACTCTACCATCTCGGCTTTCTGACCGGTGAGTCGTTCCCAGCGCGTTATGATCTTGTCGACGTACAGCGGGTCTAACTCCATGAGGTAGGCGGTGCGCTCGGTGTGTTCGCATGCGATGAGCGTGGATCCGCTGCCGCCGAATAGGTCAAGCACGCCGTCGCCTTCCTTGCTACTGTTTAGGATTGCTCGAGCCGGGATCCGGACCGGCTTTTGCGTCGGGTGTTCGTATTCGGTGTCGCGGTCAACACGCCAGATGGTGCTTTCGCCATCGTCGAGGCTCTCTTCGGTAAGCAGCGCCCGGGCTTCCTTCAGTAATTCTTCGTCGCTCGGCTGGTATGCCCACGTGGTGACTTGCTTCCGGTTGCCGTACCATGGCGCGGCGGTGCCGTTTGGCACACAGTAAAGGATCGGTTCATGCTTCCACTTGTATTGCGCGAAGCCGAAGCTGGCGATGTTCTTTACCCATATGATTTGCGCCCGGACCGACCAGCCGGCGTCTTCGATTGCGTTTTCAAATGCTCGATGCTCGCGGCTCGCGTAGCAAACGTAGGCCGGCGCGTTGTCGGCCGTTGCTGAAGCCATTGCTTCGAACGTATTATGTAGGAATTCGCTGAAGGCGTTGTCATCCATGTGGTCGTTCATGATCGTGTTGCTGGTTTCGGCTCCGCTACCGGAGTAGTTCACGTTGTATGGCGGATCCGTAAATACCATCGCTGCTTTTTTGCCGGCCATCAGGGTCTGGACGTCTTCGATGCTTGTGCTGTCGCCGCACATGAGGCGGTGCCGGCCTAGTTGGTAGATTTGGCCCTTCTTCGCGCTCGGCTCAACGCTCACATCCGTGTCGCCATCCATCCGATCGGTGTCTTCGTTGATTTCGATTTCGTCAATCGTCAAGTCATCGATCTTGAAGCCGGTTAGCTCAATGTCGAAGCCGTCAATGTTCAGCGCGTTCAGCTCGTATTGCAGGATGTCGTCGTCCCAGCCGGCCAATTCGGCCAGCTTATTGTCGGCGATTATGTACGCCCTCTTTTGCATTTCAGTCAAGTGTTCGAGATAAATGACCGGCACTTTTTGCCAGCGTTCCTTGCCGCCTTGCGCGTCGCGCTTCTTCAGCAAATGCTCCGGCAGTGCGTCGCCAGCGAGAAGCTCGGCGGCTTGCGATCGGCCGTGGCCGGCGATGATTCCGTTCTTTTTATCGGCCAGTATTGGGTTAGTCCAGCCAAACTCCAGCAGGCTCTCTGCGATTTTCATGACCTGCGCTTCGTCGTGCGTCCGGGCATTGTTTTCGTATGGCTTCAGCTTGCCAAGATCGACCAGCTTGTATGCCGGCAGTTGATGTTCGCTGTTTTCGCTTGAATTCGTCATTTTTGTAAATCTCCTTGCTTCATCTTATCATTTTAATTTCACAACACCTCTGGCACCTTTCCAAAAAACGCACAAAATTCGACACTCGCAGAAATTGCGGGAGGCGTGTGGTCTAGATTCGAATTTGAAAAGTTCATCTTAAAAGGTGGGGGGGTACTCGCCTCGGGCGTATCTTACCTTGATGTCTCCGTAGCTTAGTGTTTTAGCTGCCTGTTTTTGCGTAAGTAGCACGTGAATGCCCGCCCCATCTGCGAGC